GTTTGATGCAACTCTTTTGGTTCAATCCCAATTGATTGTATTGCTCTTACGAACCCTTCTTCATTGCATAAGATGGACGTTTTCGCTTTGTTTAATGGAGGTTTCCTTTCTGCTGATAATGTTGATATTTTTCGCTTTGTCAAGTTAGGTTTTAGGCCTGAGGATTTTGATCAATCTGACTTCAGCACAAAAGTTGAGATGGCTGAAATCCTTTCGCCTGAATTAGGAGTGTCTGTTGACAGACTTCTGGTAGGTTTGATTAATGGTGAAGATCTTGCCGATATCGAACCTGAAGAAATCACTGAAGAGTCCCTCGGTGAGTTTGTCAGTGATAACGTAGTTTCGTTTGATGATTTGTTTACTCGGTTTTCCTCTGTTTCTGAGTCTACTGTTGAGACGGAACTTTCAGCTAAAGCTGAGGTTTCAGTTTCTGACGGTTTAAGTTCCGTAGTTAATCTTGAGTCTTTAGTTGAGGGGTCAGACCGATTGATGGAAACTGGCTATGGTGATCACTTTACACTTGTTCAGGAAGAGTTTGTGGAGGAAATACCTATGGCGTCTCTTAATATCGCTCCAGTCGTGCCTTTAGAGCAGATTTTTTCTTGCGATATTGAGCAACCGATTCCATTGACTAAGGGACGGAGTGATCGTGTTTGTTTAGAGAAGTTACAAGCCACTGTGGATAGTATCCTCCCTACACATTCCCGGTTTGATGACACATTTCATCAAGCTTTTGTGGAAAATTCAGATATCAATCTTGATTTTGAGCGTATTAAGTTGAAACAATACACCGGTGATTGGTATCGTGACCCAGATCGATTTTATGAACCTGCTTTGAAATCAGGTGGCTGCGCTCGTAGAGTTGGGACTCAAAAGGAGGCACTCATTGCTATCCGGAAACGGAATGCTGATGTGCCTGAATTAGCTGGCTCAGTCGATATTGATAAAACAGCGAAATGGGTCGCTGATGTTTTCTTCAAGAGTTATGTTTCAAGTCTCAAGCCTTTAGAGCAGGTGATGAGTCGGATGAAGGCTTATTGTGATAAATGGAAAGACAGAGTAGATCCTCTAGCGGTTCTTTCGGGCACAAATCTCCAACGCTACCAACACATGATAAAAACAGACGTTAAACCTGTGGTAGCTGATGGTATGAACCTAGAGCGAGCGGTCCCTGCAACAATCACCTTTCACGATAAAATAACGTGTGCTAATTTTTCTCCTTGGTTCACTGCTCTTTTTGATGGATTTCAAAAATCCTTGATTGATAGGGTTCGGATTCCTTCCGGACCCATATCGACTTTAGAGATGAACTATGGGTTTAAAAATAAGTATTATGTGGAGATAGATTTGTCTAAATTTGACAAGTCTCAAGGTGAGTTGCATCTTGAATTTCAGAGACTGCTGCTACTACGTCTTGGGTTACCAGCGCACCTTGTTAATTGGTGGTGCGAACTTCATATAAAGTCTTTCATTAGTGATCCCAATGCTGGTGTAGCCTTCCCATGCGCTTATCAGCGACGAACTGGTGATGCATTCACATATTTTGGCAACACTCTGGTAACAATGGCTGAATTTGCTTGTTGCTTTGATTGCTCACAGTTCGAGATAATGCTGTTTTCAGGTGATGATTCTTTGGCTGTTTCTAACAATCCGATAGCCGGAGACACCGATCTGTTCACTAGTCTGTTCAATATGGAAAGCAAGTCTATGGAGGATCCTGTTCCGTACATTTGCTCAAAGTTTCTAATTGAGGACAGTTTCGGTAGGTCTTTCTCAGTCCCTGATCCTATCAGAGAATTTCAGCGTTTGGGTAAGAAAAAAATTCTTATCCAACCAAATTGTGACCCACTATTTGAACAGTATCAGGGATTTCGAGATCGTATGAAGTATCTTAGGCACATGGATGATTTTATGATCGACCAATTAAAAGTGTACTTTGATATGAAATACAAGAAGGGTAAGGATTGTATTGATGACTTTTTGGGGGGTTGTATTTATTATGCTGATAATTTTCAACATTTTAAAGAACTGTTTTTTACTCCTCAAGCCATTGAAGTCAAAGCTTTGGTCAACTTAGTTGATAAAGGCTGTTTAGGGCTCCCGTCTCGGTTTTAAATGTGTAATTATTCGTTGTTTTAACGGTTTCTTTAAACCGTAATCATCGTTCATTTAATGGTTTTAACAGTTTCCTTAAACTGTAGTCGTCGTTGCGACGCCATCTGAGACCTCTGTTTGGTTTGGGCAACCAAGCAGGTTGAGGTACGGTAACTCCCATCGCGCCGAAGCGGACGTATGTGTAGTGCCTGGTCTGAATGATGTTCGGTGAAGTTTTAACGATTTCTTTAAATCGTAGTCGTCGTTGAGACGCAGTCGAATGAGTACTATAACTCATAGTGGTGGTTGACACCCCATATTTGCATATAAGAGATGTGCGAGTGTGAGTATAGGAATCCGGGGCTCCCTGCCGGATGCATCTGCTTGGTTCTCATGAGTTCCATAAGAAGCAGCTATACGTCAGTGTAGTGTAAACTACACTGGTCTCTAAGGGAGACC